GGGAGGGTGGTTCCCAACGGTGCCCGGTAGAAAACGCCACCGGAATCCGGGCGGGTAGGCGCCCAGATGATAGATGAATCTGGCATGGTGTTGTTGCCCCTTTCAGGCTTCCGGGACGGGCCTGACAGGTTGTTATTCAGTTATGTATTCAGTTGTTATTCAGTTAGCTGCCTGGGGGAACTGACAGAACCGGGGCGGTTGACAGGCTCAGGTTGCCCTGAAATTGCCACCGCTCCATGTCGATGATTTCCGGGTGGGGAAAGTCAACGGGTCCTTGTTCGTTTGACCAGTTGCGAATCCACGCGCCTTCCACGGTGGTGGAGATGGCGTTGCGGAATGCCGCCCTGGCCGTGGCTGTCATGTTTTCGACCGTTTCGACATCGGGGCCGAAGCATTCGATCAGCAGTCGTGCCACATCGGTGATCGGTGTGTCTTGGCTGCCGCCGATCCGCGACACTTTGACGAACCGCATCGGTCGCTGTTTCGGCATCCGGGCCGACACCAGGGCGTACTGGCCAAAAGCCTCATCTAACACGGCGATGGCCACTTTGACGGCCGGCTTCGGGGTCAGATACCAGACGGTCACTGGCCGCCACCCAAAGCCCTGACAAGGGTGTTGTATTTGGCGTTGTGTCGGATTGCGTGTGGTGCAGTTGCAGCCACGGAAACACGCCACCGGCCCTGTCGTACTTGTTTACCGGGCTGGGAGGTCATTTCGTAGCCGCGGTCTGTGCCACCACTTAACTTCAGTGTGCTGTTGGCGGCGTTCATGACAGTGAGACCGATTCCCTCCAACACCCCTTGCACCGGTTCCGAATAACGGATCTCCCGGAACCCGGCGATGTTGGCTTTGAACCGAATCCGGGCCATCAGGACCCGTATTCGGAAATCACAGTCACGGCCCGCATCGACACCCGGTACGGCTTGAGCCGTTCCCGTAACGCATTGGTAAGCCACGGACCCGATGTGGTGGCCGATTCGGTGCCGACATAGACGCCAGCGGCTTCTCGCGCAGTGGAGTAGCCGCTGGCGTCATAGTCAGCAACCGTGATTGACGGCTTGGAGAACACGGCAGCAACCATCGTCGCGACCACCCGGGCAACCGCACCCGGAACGGGGTCCGGCTCGTTGCCCAGGTAGGCGGCGACGAGATCGGTGGCCTGCTCGAGCTGGTTGCTCACAGACACCGATTCCGCTGTTGTGAGTGACCGCCCGAGAGCGGCCACCACATCAGACGAAGTTGCGTACGCCATTCTTAGGAGCCGGCGTTGATGACCGCAGCGACCGGAGCCGGTGCCGAGCTGTACGCGGTGGCACCCGTGGACAGCACGTACCCGTAGCGGGCCTTGAAGCGCAGCGCCACCATGTCCTTCTCGGCCAGGTTGATACCACCGACGGTGGCCTGGTCGAGGAACTTCACGGTGATGTCCTGGCGGACACCGACGCGCACCCGCGAGGAGTCCACGATGAGGCACTTGGCCCGCGAGTTGTCCCACGTTCCGTTGCGGCTGAACGTGGTGTTGTAGCCGGCGAAGGACTCATCCCGGAAGATGGGCTGGCCCTGTCCGTCACGGATGTTCGCGATCTCGTAGCGGAACGTCAGGTTCGCCAAGAGGGTGTCGGGCAGCAACCCGAGGCCCGCGAGGGTCCGCGACGAGGTGTTGACAGCACCGACGATGTCGGCGGTGTTAGCAGCACCAGCGGTGATGGCCTGGGTCTGCGACGCAGCCACGGCGGCCGGGTACAGCGAGGCACTGGTCCACGATGCGGGCTTGCCGTAACCCCAGAAGATGGCCTGGTCGAGCTTCTGACCGATGGCCTGTCCTGCCAGCGCCGAAACCTCCGACAGAACGTCGGTGGTGGCGTCAGCGAGAACGTCCTCGTGAACGGGCACGATGACGGCGATCTCTTCGACCACCATCGTGGCGTTCTTCCAGCGGACCTCACTGGTGGGCTTGGTGCCCGAGGCGTCTTCGGCCTGTTCGGTGACCCACCCGGCCTGGGGCAGGGCTGCCAGCATCGGCATGTTGGTGGTCTTGGTGCCCAGGTTCACTGTGGGGAAAGCCTGGAGCGCCTGTGATCCCGCGGTGGCGGCATCCAAGAGGACCTGCGAATAAGCGTCCTCGATGAGGGTCGAGACATCTGACCGGTTGATATCAACCATTTCGTTCTATTTCCTTTCGGACAGCCCGCAGAGCCTCAACTCGTTGGGAGGATTTATGTTTGGGACTGCATGGCACGGATTGCCGCGGCCGCGCGTTCTTTGGGGTCGAGTGTTTGGTCGGGGCTGGTTGCACCGGACTTCAAACCTCGTGCAGGTTTGGCTGGTTTTTCCTGCACGAGTTGTGCAGCACGCCATTCCAGCAGCGCATCAGCTGCCGCCTCCCATTCTTCGGAGGTCGATCCTGATAACGCCGACACTGGAACGCCCTTCGCCGCGGCCACATTGGCTTTCCCGGCTCGTTCACGTTCCGAAGCAAGTTCAGCCTCGAGCTGCTGCGCCCTCTCGGACACCCTTTCCAGCTCTGACTTTGACGCTTCCTGGAACTCGTCGAACTTCGCGGCTTTGGCCTTGAGTTCATCGAATCCCGCGTACTTCTTCTTCACACCGTCGATGCGCTGCCCAATGATTTTGTCCAGCGCGTCTTGGGATGTGATGGGTTGGAAATCGCTGCCGTCCTCATTGGTAGCGGCAGTGTTTTCGTCAATCTCGCTCATGCGGAAATCACCCTTTCGGGGTTAGGAGTCAGCCCAATTGACCGCTTGGGCGAAGCGTCTATCCCCACCTTGGGGAAAAGTCTTTTTACGGTGCGGTGCGACGCAGCTTGTTCACAATGTCGTTGAGGTTGCCGCCAACTTCATCGCGGGCGTCTTGGTAATCCTTCAACCATTGCTGCACATACTCTGGTGGCGTGTAGATGTCGCTTCCGCGCACCGGCACGGCGATGCAGTGACAGTTGTCGTGGCCAGCCACCGCAGATTCTTGCGTGTAGTACACCGCTTCCCTGGTCGCTAATACCCGGCACCAGGGGCACGCATTCGCCGAGGCATAGCGGGCAAATCGCACACGCTCACGTTCAGCGTTATACAAAACGGTGTTGCGGGTCGCGGTAAACACTTGTCGTTCCGCCGAACCCGTCAACGCACCGAACACGTCGGCCTGCGTCACCGCCCACCGCACATTCTTTTCCAGCACCGAGATCGGAAGCTGCGGGCCGGTTTCGACTACATACTCAGATTCGGTGTCCAAACTCTGATACCACTCAGCCGACAGCTGTCCAGCCGCGGCAATGAACGGGTCCACAGTCTGCGGATAGGCGTCCTGCAACACAGCCGCATCTTGGGTTGAACCTAACAATCCTGATACCCGGCTGACTGCAATCGCAGCCAGATTCGTGACGATCCGCTGGAAGTTTGAAACTTCAACTGGTGACGGCATCGACCTGCGCCGGCATTCCTACCTCAGCAGGCGGATTCGGCATCGTCCCAGGATTGACCATCGTTGACTGCAACGCCTGCACCAGGCCGTTGACCTGGCTGCGCCGCAACGACTCTTTGATGGACTGAATTTTCTGCTGCGTAGCACCAGGAATCATGTCCACCAGTTCCTCGATCGGGATGCCCGAGGCCGCTAACTTTTGGATACCATCCACGACGGCGGCGAACGAGCGGGCCTCAGTGTCCCGCCACACCACCTCAGCAGATTCATCACCAGCGGTGGAGGTATCGCCACTAATTTCGGCGGCCAGGCGGAAACACTGCTCCCACGACTCCCCAAACGTGTCGCGCTTGGATTCCGTTTTGCGCTGCTCGTTAGCTTCAGCAGCCGCCAAGGCGTCGGCGGACACATGAGAGAGCTTCGGGTTCAACTTCGCGGGCGACACCTGGGCCACCGTGGCAATGAACTCCAACATCTCGGTCAGTTTCGCGTCGTATTGGCCCAGATCGGCGGCCGGGAACGACGAAGCCTTCACATCCGGGTCCTCAATCGCCCACACCCGCCGCGCCGACGCCGCCAGCACTTCCGAAGAAGTGCCCGACCAGCCGGTAATGACTTTCTGCGGGAACGCACCGAACCGGGACACGATCATCGAGTCAAAATTGACCGAATTGAGTGCACGCTGCAAAACGAGCAGCGGCTCGATCTCTCCGACGATGGTGTCGTCGGCATCTCGGGCGTTGATGAACCGAACCACCGGGCACACCGACGCCCCATGCCGAATCGGCTCCCCCAGCGACATCGAGCCCAACGTGCGGGCAAAATCAATGCTGTTCGGGTCAATGGAAACCGCCGATGCCGGAACCTCACCCAAATCCATCGGATACAGGTACTCGTCGTCATAAATCAGGGCTTTGCGACGAGCCTTCGCATCAGTGTTGTCCACCCACATCTCAAACGCGTACTGAGGCCACTCATCAATCTGCGGATCTTCATACACTGCCAGCAACTGGCGAGGGGAACGCGGACGCCACCGCACACCCATCTCTTCATCATCCTCATCGCGGGTGACCACAACGTAGGACGCACCATAGGTCACCGCCGGCCGATACACCTCAACCTGGCGGGCATCCATCCGATTGGACTGCCACATCCTCCAGGCCGGCGCATTCTCTTTCGCCAACGCTGACCGGTAGCCGATCACGCACAAGTTCTGCACAAACGCATCACGCACCAACGGCAACACGTTCTTCATCGACAACTTGGCCAAGTTGGCGATCTCGGCCTCACAGTTTTCCGGGGTGTTCGGGTATCCGCGGCGGCCCTGCATGTAGTCGTAAATGTTGTCCAGGACAGCCCGCTCCCGCTGCCGCAACATCCACATATCAGAAACGAGGGCACGAATCTGCTGCTCATCAAGCACGGCTGCCCTCCTTCTTTAAATAAAGCACGCTTTACCTGACCTAACTTTCGGCTTGTCGGCGATCTCACCGGAAGTCAAGCCCCATAACGCCAATGTCGCCGCGATCACCGGGGTGATGTCGGACTCTGAATCCTTACGCGACCATCCGAACCCGGAGTCGCCGATCTTTCGTTTACGCGACGCCGCCAACGCCGAATTGAGCAACGGCTGATCGAGGTGGCGCATCGCACCATCCATCACCGAGTCATAAAACCCGCCGAACGCCGCCGCCATCTGCCGCGCCGACGTCACTGTGACCGTCAGGCCGCGTTGCCGCAACGGATCGACAAGGGAAAACGCTGCCGATGCCCCATCGACCACCACAGACCGCACGTCGTGGCGTTCACACATGTCAACGAAGCGTTGGATGCCCCAATCGGGTTCCCCGCGCCGCGACTCCACCACATCCACATAAGGAAGGCCTTCAGTGGTCCAGGCCGCCGAGGCGATCGTGGCGGTGGACCGATCCGGGGACACATCGAAGGCAATGGACACTTCGTCGCCGCGGTCCTTCAAATTGGCGTCGGCAACAACTTTCCACGAATCCGCAGAAATGACCCGTTGAGAGCCCGCCGAATCCCACATGCCCAACCGCTCCCGGGCGAACCCTTCATCGGAGAACCGGGCGCGTTCACCTTGGATGACATCCCATTGCAGCCGGCCACCCAACGCCGGATTAGCCGACGCCGCCGAAACCGGATCATCCAAATCAGCTGAACCGGTGCACGACCATTCATGCCACGACAACCTCGAGGATTTCCCCGACAACGCATCATCGCGGATACGGGTAAAAACTTCCCCGTTCGCAGTCGGCCCCGGCGGGGTGCCGGTAAAGATCCATTGCGGATTACCCAACGGGGCCGCCGACGTTGTAGGCATCAACGCCTCAAGGGCGTCATCGGACATTTCCTGGGCCTCATCGCACACCAGAACATCGACAGTGAAACCACGACCAGAGCCTTTAGAGCGGGCCACAAATTCCACCGACCCACCATTGGTGAGGACGATGGCCTCCTGGCCGTTGGTGCGGCGAATGTCTTTGACCAGCTCGGCCAGCTCGGGCCACTTGCGGGTGTTCTCAAAGAACGAGGCAAGTCGGATGAACGCCTTGCGGGCAGTTTTGACTTCGTGGGCAGTATGCAAAAACTTTTCGCCCAACTGAATCATCCCAAACAGCTCACGCATCTCAAGGATCGCATTTTT